AACAACACTTACTGTTAATGTTGGTGTATCAACGATTGTGAATAGTCCAGTTTCTATTGGAACATATACACCTTCAACTGGTGAATTAATATTGGATGTTGGCACTCAACACGGATTTACAACAGCATTTACCCGTTCAATATCAACATGTACGTATGATCCTGCAACAGGAGCAATTGATTTTACAAGTAATGGTCATGGAATGTCTGAGGGTGATATGATTAAGATTCACCCAAATTCTTTGGTATTTACTTGTAAGAAAGATGAACATGCTACAGAGCATACTTATCCAAGAACTACTCTGAATAAGGATTGGCATGGTAGTCGATGGATGCCAGTTTATTATGTTGGTATTAATACTTTCCAAGTTAATGTAGCTAGTGCACCAGCAAATGTTGGTATTCATAGTTTTGAAAGAGCAACTGCACAGTTTAGATGGGCAAATAAGACAGCAATTGTTGGTCTTTCTACTGAATCTTTAGTGTTTACTTGTGATAAGGATTCACACGCAACGCAACATTCATATCCACGTACAACAGATCCTATTCATGGTAGGAATGTTGGTATTGGAGCAACAGGACATACTTCAATTACAATAAATGTTGGAATATCAACCATTGTAAAATATACACCTACTGGAGCAAATTATAATCCTAATACTGGTGAATTAATTGTTATAACAGATTATCCTCATGATATTAAATCTGGTAATAAGGTTGGAATTGCAACCAATTCACTAACATTCACTTGTGGAAAAGATGGACATGTTACTAAGCACACATATCCACGTACAGGATATGCTCATACATTTGTAAGTGCTGTATCAAATTGCATATCTGTAACAGATGGTTCTGCATTAACACCAAATCATGCATTCTATACTCCTTCAACAGGCGGTTTGAAATTGACATTTGCATCTGCTCATGGATTAAATCTTAATAATACTATTGGTTTTGCTGCTGAATCTTTGTCATTTACGTGTTCTCTAGATGAACATGCAACAGAACATAAGTATCCACGTATAACTGATCCTGTATTTGGTAATACAATACCAATTGTAAGTTTAGGTACTACAACTATTACGGTTAATGTTGGTAGATCGAATAATGATCCTGCAGATGCTCAAGAATTGGAAGTTACTTCAAATAGTACCTATACATTTACTACAAATGTTGGAGCATCTCCTAAACCTAGACCACGCACACCATTACAATTCTCAGTTGAGGAAACGTTTAGAGATTCTTTTGCATCTTGGCAATTAGGTGAATTTGATTTTATTGATAATATTAAAACGCTTCAAAATGGAGAGAGAACAAGATTCCCAATCTATAAGAATAGCCAACTGTTGAGTTTTGAAAGAAATCCTGCAGACCAAAATGCTAGTTTAATTGATTTTGATAGTATCTTGTTGATTTATATTAATGGTGTTATGCAGGAACCAAACGTTGCATATACCTTTACTGGTGGTACTACATTCACATTTACCCATCCCCCAGCAACAGATGATAAAGTTGATATATTCTTCTATAGAGGAACTGCTGGTGTTGATAGTTCGGAACTAAAAGTTTCAGAAGAAGTTAAAGTTGGTGATGATTTACAGATAAGGAAACATGATGGTATTGCTGATAGTGTTGAGCAGAATAAGAGAATAGTTTCTGCAATTCAATCTTCAGATACAGTACAAACTGGAATTTATCTTGATGATGGAATTGATGGAGTTAATTATAAACCAGTGGATTGGATTAGACAGAAGAGAGATATGATAATAAATGACAATCCAGTAACTAAGGTTAGAGATTCTATAGAAGGTTTAGTATTCCCAACAACACATATTATAAAAGATTTCGAATCAACTGATACTGAGATTTTTGTAGACGATGCTCAATTCTTTAATTATGAGGAAAATGAATCTACAGAGACTATTGGTAATGTAGATGGATTATTAGTTGTAGGTGGAAATGATCCAGTATCTGCCGCATTTACTGCTAATGTTTCTGCTGCCGGAACAATTTCATCAATTGATGTTGTTGGTAATGGTGGTAGTGGATATGATCCAGGTGCTACATTAACATTATCTATTGGTCAACCAGTTGGTGGGATAGGAACCTTCTTCAAACCAACATCTGTTGGTGTTGGTACATTAGGAATTGGATCTGCTGTTATTACTGGTATTGTAGATGTAACTGGAATTGTAATTGGACAAACACTTAAATCTATTCCTAATGTTTTAGGAACAGGTGTAACTATAACTGGAATATCTACTGATAACTTGCTTGGTAATGTTGTTTCTATTGATTCAAATGCATTTAATACATCAGAACTTATAACCCAATTTAAATTTGGTAAATATGAGGTTCATACACAAGCAACTGCAACCGCAACTGTATCTACTTCTGGAACAATTACATCCACAACAATCACTGCCCCAGGAGCAGGTTATACTACAACAAATACTCCATCTCTTTTAGAACCAATAGGAATTACGGAAAAAGAAACCATTAGTGGTATTCGGTTCGTAAATGGATTTAGTGGAATTATTACTGGAATAACAACTAGTGTTGGTATTAATCATCCTATGGCTCTTACATTCTTCCTTAAGTATGATCAGACTAATGCTATTGATGATTTAGTTGTTGATTATCCAATAAATATTACCAATACTAATGTAGGTCATGGAGTAACCTCTGTTGATCGTGGTGGAAATACTACTATAGTTGGAATTGGCAATACATTTGTAGATAATATTTACAAAATACATGCTATAAACAGAAGTGGTTTAACGGGAATTATTACTTGTAATGTACATACTGGAATAAAAACTACTGGTATGCTTGACAATGTTAATGCGATAAGTGGAATTTCTTCTGTATATTCTGGATCATTCTCTTGGGGTAGATTATCAGGATTCTTGAGAGAAGGTGCTTCTCCAATAGGAGTAGCAGTTTCTGGTTATACTGTTAATTCTGGGTTAACAACATTCCCAATAATTCAGAGACGTGGTTATGGTATTAAAGATAATGGTGCTTTGAAAAAAGACCTTGAATCTTAATTTATAAATATAGAAAAAAGCTAGTAATATGGCTGCCATTGTTACAGATCAGTTTAGGGTATTAAACGCCAGTAATTTCGTAGATTCTATTGGAAATGCTAATAATTCCTATTATATATTTTTGAGTTTACCAAATCCAGATGTTGTCGGATATGGTAGATCAACAACCTGGGATACTAATACACCATCTCCAGTAGATAATCTAGATTACTTAAGCCATGTTAAAGATACAATGGTTTTTGGTAAAAAGATTACTACAAATGATGTTAGAAGATTAATTAGAAGGGTTGATTGGAAAGCAGGAACAATATATGAAATGTATAGACATGATTATAGTGTTTCAAATCCTTCACCACAAACAAACTCTACACGGTTATATGATGCAAATTACTATGTAATGAATAGTGATTATCGAGTTTATATTTGTATTGATAATGGATCTTCTGAAGTAAATACAACTGGTAAGTTTTCTCAAGATGAACCAACTTTTGTTGATTTAGAACCATCTAGGGCTGGAGACAGTGGAGATGGTTATCAATGGAAATATCTTTTTACTGTTGCACCTAGTGATATTATTAAATTTGATGCAATTGATTATATTCCAATTCCAAATGATTGGTTAACCACTACTCATTCTCAAATTACATCAGTAAGAGAAAATGGTGATTCTTTAGTAAACGAAAACCAAATTAAAAAAGTTTATGTTAAAGAGCAGGGTACTGGATATAATACAACGAATGCGGAATTAGATATAATTGGAGATGGTACTGGTGGAAAGGTAATTATTGATGTTGTAGGTGGAAAGATTGATGGCACAACAGTTTCTGCTGGAGGAAAAAATTATTCTTATGGTAGAGTTGATTTATCAACAATTAATGCTGGTGCATCTTCATTTGCACATTTAATTCCAATTATTCCACCTTCACGAGGTCATGGTTATGATTTATATAATGAATTAGGGACTGATAAAGTTTTAATTTATGCTCGTTTTGATGATTCAACTAAGGATTTTCCAACTGACACTAGATTTTCTCAAATTGGAATTATTAAAAATCCAACTTTGGTTGGAACTGCAAGTTCAGTTTTTGCAGAGAACCAATTCTCAAATCTAAGTGCATTGAAAATGACATCAGTGTCAAATACATCTGATGCACTACCTGGAAATCAAATTTATCAAACTATAACTGGTATCGGAACTGCCACAGGTTATATTGCATCTTATGATAGTTCAACAACAGTCTTAAAATACTATCAGGATAGATCATTATATTATAGCCCTGCTACATATAATCAAAAAGATTCTAGGAGTGTTGTTTCTGAGGCAACAAAAGTTGCTTTTGTTGGTAGTGGAGGAGCTATATCATCTAGCAATAATTTTGGTGGATCAATTGATGCATCTTTCAGTGGGATTACAACAGCAGTTACTGCTACAAAGACAGTTAATTTGGATGTTCAATTTGTAGATGGCCTTGCTAGTCCTGAGATAAATAAAGGATCGGGGGACATTATCTATCTTGATAATAGACCCAGAGTTTCTAGAAATGCTAGACAAAAGGAAGACATTAAAATCATACTGGAATTCTAAGGCAGATGTCACAAAAAACAAATCTTAATGTATCACCATACTATGATGATTTTGATTCAAGTCAAAATTTTCATAGGGTTCTTTTTAAACCAGGATTTCCAGTTCAATCCAGAGAATTAACAACTCTACAATCGATTTTACAAAATCAGATTGAATCGTTTGGAAATCATATATTTAAAGATGGTTCTGTAGTAGTTCCAGGGAATGTATCATATAATTCAAATTATTATGCAATTAAAATTAACCCAACTCATGTAGGTATAAGTGTTGGGGTATACCTTAAAAATTTAATTGGATTAAAGATAAAGGGGCAAACATCACAGTTATCTGCAGTTATTCAAAATGTAATAACAAATCTTGAGTCTGAAACTAGTGATTATACAATATATGTAAAATATACGTCTGCTAATTCTAATTTTCAAACTGGTCAATTTGTAGATGGAGAAACATTACTTCTTGAAGAAAATTTAACTTATGGAAATACAACTATTAATTCCGGTGGTACTTTTGCCAGTGTAATTGATTTAAATGCATCTTCAGTTGCTTCTTCAGTATCTATTTCACAAGGCATCTATTATATTAGAGGGCATTTTGTAAAAGTTGATGATCAAACAATTATTTTAGATCATTATACAAATACACCATCATATAGGGTTGGATTAGTAGTTACTGAATCTCTTGTAGCAGCTCAAGAAGATGGTAGTTTATATGATAATGCTAGAGGTTTTTCAAATTTTGCTGCTCCTGGAGCAGATAGATTAAAAATTACTGCTACTCTTGATAAGAAATCATTATCCGATCTTGAAGATAAAAATTTCATAGAAGTTTTAAGATTAACAAACGGAATAGTTAAAAAAATAAAGGATACTGATAATTATTCGCTAATAAGAGAATATCTTGCGAAAAGAACATATGAAGAATCTGGTGATTATGTAGTAGACCCATTCAATATTGAAATTAATGATTCTTTAAATGATCATACAAATTCAGATGGTATTTTTTATTCAAATCAAAAAACTGATCAAGGAAATACTCCAACTGAAGATCTTTTAGCAGTAAAAGTTTCTCCAGGAAAGGCATATGTTAAGGGATTTGATGTTGAAAAGCCACTTTCTACTGTATTAGATGTTGAAAAGCCAAGAGATACTAAGGAAATAGAAAGTTCTTCAGTCCCATTTCAAATGGGAAATATATTGAGGATTAATAATATTTTTGGAACTCCTCGTGTGGGAATTGATAATAATTTTACAATTTCATTGGGTAGTTTAAGAAGAAACAACGAAAATCATCATACTCAAATCAATAAAATTGGAGAAGCAAGAGTATACTCACTTTCTGCAACTGATGGGTCAAGTAATATTCATCCATCATGTACTCCATCAAATAATGGACTTAGGAAAGAATGGGAATTAGCTCTTTGGGATATTCAGACCTATACTGATTTGTACATAGGTACATCTATAAGCAGTTCTTTATTACCTGTTGGTAGTTATGTTGAAGGTTTAGGTAGTGGAGCATCTGGATATATAGCAGTTGCTAATGGTAATGATATTCTTACTATAAGTCAAACTTCTGGATCTTTCCAAATAGGAGAGCAACTTAGGTTTAATGGAATAGATGAAAATTCTAGAACTGTTACTCAAATTAGATCATATAATACACAAGATATAAAATCTGTATATCAAGGTGTAACCGCGGATAATACCAATGGTTCTACTGGATTAACTACTGCTTTTATTGCTGATAGTGTTCTTACTAGAATAACTCCACAAGGATTTAGTCCTACTGATACAATTCAGATTAATCATACTGGTGTTGGTACTGTTACTGGAAGAAATTGGGTTGGGATTAAAAGTGATACCATTATATCTTATAATGTAGAAGGTAATACTCATCCAACATACAATCGTGTAGGAGTTGTTAATAGTGGTGGAGTATCAGTAAATCTTGAAACAGTAAGTGCTGTAGTAGGTCTTGTAAATGGTACTGTACCATCTGCTGGCAATACATTTGCTGGAACTTTTGATATAGCAGTTCCTCATATTCAAAATGAAGATAGAAAGCAATTATATTCACCATTAAGCTCTAAGAATGTATCTACAGTTAATCTTGCTGGTTCATCTCTTAGTGTAAATCGTCAAATACCAGGAAAATCCACATCTGATATTGGCACACTACAGTGTACTTTAGATGATGCTGGTATTCCAGAAGGAAATTTTGAACCATTTCTTCCAGGTAGATATTCTGTTCATTATGCCAATGGTACAGTAGAAAGTTTGAGTTCAGATCAAGTTACTTTGAATAATATTGCTTCAAATGTCACTTTTACTGGATTAACAACAAGTCAATCTTCTAATGTAAGGGTTAATGTAACAGTTAGGAAGAATGGAATAGCAAATAAGAACAAACTTTATATTAGAAGTTCCAAAGTAAATATTGACAAAACACTTTCTGGTATCAATACAAGTGTAATTGAAAATGGAACTACAGTACTTACTGGATTAACCTTGAATAATTTCTATGGATTAAGAATAGAAGATAAAGAAATTTCTTTAAATAAACCAGATGTTTCTAAAGTAATAGCAATTTATGAGTCTGTAGGTAATAATGGAGTTGCATTAGATAGTTTAACTTTTCAAGGTGGTCTTAGTTTAGATTCTGCATCTGTTTTAGGAGAGAAAATAATAGGACAGACAAGTGGTGCCATTGGACAAATTGTTACTAGAAAGTCTGCTCAAGAAATTGAATTTGTTTATTTAAATTCAAATACTTTTGTTGCAGATGAAACGGTAAAATTTGAGGAGTCGAATATTAGCGGAATTTGTAATTTAGTTACAAAGGGAAATTATATTGATAAAACACAAGAATATAATTTAGATAAAGGACAAAGGGAACAATATTATGATTATTCTAGACTTCTTAGAAAATCGGGTGTTTCTTTAGCAACGAGACCAGTTCTAGTCATATTTGATTATTATGAAGTACCTTCTGCGGATAAGGGTGATATTTACACAGTTGATAGTTATGAAAAAGAAAGGTATAAAGATGGGATAGCCTTATTGGAAGGTGGTGATCGAGTATCAGATGTAGTTGACTTTAGACCTAGAGTTGGTGATTTTAATAGTATAACAGCATCTCCTTTTGCCTTTTCTTCTAGATCTTTTGCAGCTGCTGGATCTAATCCAACATTAGTTGTTGCCTCAAATGAAACTTCTAGTTTAGGGTATTCTTATTATTTGCCAAGAATTGATAAAGTAGTTCTTAATAAGAATGCAACATTGTCTTTAGTTAAGGGCGTATCTGCGGATAATCCAAAACCTCCTTCTTCAATTGAAGAGGCAATGGAAATTGCACAAATTGAACTACCTGCATATCTTTATGATCCAAATAATATAACAGTATCTCTTAGAGATCATAAGAGATATACTATGAAGGATATTGGTAAATTAGAAGATAGAATAGAGACTGTTGAGAAATTAACAGCTTTATCACTTTTAGAATTGGATACTAAATCATTACAAATTAGAGATATTAATGGAATTGATAGATATAAATCTGGATTCTTTGTAGATGGATTTAAAGATAGAAGTTCTATTGATGTTGAAAATTCAGATACTAAAATTACTCTTAATACACAATTACAGGAATTAAAATCTGATGTTAGTTTATATTCTTTAAAATCTCAGATTGCCCCAAGTTTAACTGTTAATAATAATTCTGCAGATTTCAGTACAGATATTGAATTATTAGATCCAAGTATTAAGAAAACGGGAGATATTGTAACTTTAAATTATGCAGAAGTTGGGTGGAATAATTTAGAGCAAGCTTTTGCTACTAAAAAGCAAGGAATTAATCCTTTTGGTATTGTAAATTATAATGGTTCAATTAAATTAACCCCATCTTCTGATACATGGGTTAGAACAATTACTAGCGAAACTGGAGTTACTATTCAATCTCAGAGTGAGTGGTCTGATTCTTATGTGAGTAATTTACTTTCAAGCTCATCTATTCATAATAAGTTGAGAGCAAGAAATGTTGAATTTAGAGCAAGTGGATTACAACCATCTACAAACTACTATTCATTCTTTGGTGGTAGTGGATCGATTGATATTGTTCCAAAAATTCTGTCAATATCAATGATATCTGGTGTTTTCCAGGCAGGAGAAATTGTTAGTGGTTATATGAATGGAAAGAAAATTGCATCTATTAGACTTGCAAATCTAAACCACAAAACAGGGATTTATGACACCCCAACAACAACATATTCAGAAAATCCATATTCATCATCTTTATCATTAAATAGTTATTCAGCATCTTCAATAGCTGTAAATATTGATACTTATTCTCTTGCAGATGATGCTGAAGGTAGATTTTATGGATATCTTCCTGCTGGAGCTAAAATAATTGGAGAAACTAGTACAGCTCAAGCAACTGTTTCTGCTCAAACGTTAACTACTGATTCTGTTGGAGATTTGATAGGATGTTTCTATATTAGAAATCCTCTAGCAAATCCAGCCCCACCAGTTAGTGTTAATAATGGTTCTAAATCGTTTAAGTTAACCTCAAGTTCTACAAATTCAAATGGTGGATCAGTTACTTTTAGCGAATCTACTTTTCATGGATCTGGTATTGTAAATTCTTCTGTTCTTACTGAAAGTGTTATTGTTAGAAAACCACCTGCATCATTACCATTAAATTTCCTTAGACAGGATCCATTATCTCAAACATTTAGAGTAGATAATGTTAGTGGATTTTTAACAGGCGTTGATCTTTTCTTTGCAGAAAAAGATACAACTGAACCAGTATTTGTTGAGATTAGAGAGACTGATATTGGAGGAAAACCAAAGAATAAATTAATACAAGATTTTGCAAGAGTAACAATTCCTGCAGCAGGGATTACTACTTCATCTAATGGAAGTATAGCAACTAATGTTAAGTTTCCATCGCCAATTTATTTGGAAGCAAATAAACAGTATTCACTCTCTTTGCTTTCTCCTGCATCAGATTCTCATAAAGTATGGACTGCAGAATCAAATCAAGCAACAGTTGCCACTCAAACATATCCAGATGCTGAACAGGTAATATATACAAATCAATTCACATCAGGTAATTTATATAAACCTCAAAATGGATCTATTTGGGAATCAAGTATAAATGAAGATTTGAAATTTAAATTATACAGATCTAATTTCTCTTCAACTAGTGGAATTGCATATTTCCATAATCCAAATGTTTCTACTGGAAGTACGTATATTGCTAGAGATGCTAGCTTACCAAAATTAACCAATAACGCAATTAGAACTTTCCCAAGAAAGGTGGTGGTTGGAATTGAAACTTCACCAGAAAGAACAACTCTTGAAGATCTTCTTCCAGAAGGATCACAGATTTCAAATAGTACTGGTGGACTTACTAATGGTTATCTTGAATACTTTGGTGGAAATATTGGAGTAGTTACTACTTCTAATATTGGAATTGGATATTCTAATGGAACATATGAAAATGTTCCACTTTACCCAATAACTGGAATTGGTGAAGGTGCAACTGCAAAAGTAATGATTGCAAATGGAGCAATGGATTCTGTTTCAATCGCATCTACTGGAAACAAATACAAAGCAGGTGATGTACTCGGTTTTTCCACAAGTGTTATGACTAGAGGTACTGGAGCAACAGCAGTAGTTACTGAAGTACCGACTATTGATACATTATTCTTAACCAATGTTACTGGACAGCAATTCACCAACGCACAAACTTTATTCTTCCGTGATGGAAGTAATAATTTTACAACTACAAACCATCAGTGTCGAGGAGTTTCTATTATTCCAGATGCATTATATGAGGGAAATGTTTTTGAAGTTAATCATTATAATCATGGAATGCATGCTGATGGTAATATTGTAACTATTAGTGGAATTCAACCAAATACACCAACAGAACCTTTAACTGCTGATATAGTTTCTTCAAATACAACAATATCTATTGCAAATACTTCAAACTTTACACATTTTGAAAATAGACTTGTAAGTGCAACAAATCCTGGTTATATTATTGTTAATGAAGAAATTATTAGATATACTGGTATTGGGGCAGGATCACTTACTGGGTTAACAAGAAATGCTAATGAATCTATAATAAGAAATCATTCTGTGAATGATACTATTCAACTTTATCAGTTAAATAGAGTTTCTTTGTGTAGAATTAATAAACATCATGCTTTAAATAGCCATACCTCCACGTTCTCTTCTATTGATTCCTATAGATTAGCTTTCAGTAGGTCATCGGCACAACCTAATGCAAATACTAAGCTAGCGACTGATGAGATGCTTAATTTTGCTGATGAAAGATCTTTGGGTGGAGTAGATGTTAGGGCAACTCAAAACTTCCAATTTGATGAAATTATTCCACAATTTAATATTATTACTCCAGAGAATACAAATGTATCATCTACTTTAAGAACAGTTTCAGGTACAAGTGTTGGTGGACAAGAATCTTCATTTAATGACCAAGGATTTGAACCAATATCCTTAAATGAAGTAAATGAACTTTCAACGCCAAGAATTGTAGCTTCTAGGGTTAATGAAGTTAATAATCTTACTACTTTACCAAGAAGCAAATCATTAACTCTTGGTGTTAGAATGGAAACATCAAATAGTAATCTTTCTCCTGTTATTGATCTTTCAGAAGCAGCAACATTTGTTCTTGGAAGAAATAGACTTAATAAACCAGTTTCTGATTATACAAAAGACTCTAGAACTAATCAAGTTGTTGGAGACCCACATTCTTCAGTTTATATTTCTAAGAAGATCAATTTGGTTCAACCAGCTACTTCTTTGAAGGTTTTACTTAATGCATATAGAGATGGTTCTAGTGATATTAGAGTACTTTATAAATTATTTAAAACAGATTCTAGTGAGGTTAATGAATCTTATACATTATTCCCAGGATATAACAATTTAAAAGATACTGATGGGGATGGTATTGGAGATACTATTGTTGATTTAGTTATTAATGGCAATTCTCCAAATAAATTCTTAGGTGATGGTCAACCAGATGCAAATGTAAGAGCAAGTGTATCTGATGAGTTTTTACCTTATCAGTATACTGTTAATGGACTTGAAGAATTTAATGCTTTTGTAATTAAGGTTGTAATGAGTGGAACTAATGAAGCATTTTCACCAAGAATACGTGATTTAAGGGCAATTGCATTAGCATAATGATTCCAGTAGAAGGACATGACGGTTTATTCAGAGATGAATCTTCCGGAGCAATAATTAATGACAATAAATTTGAATATAATAGATATATTCAAATGAAAGCAAAAAAGCAATTTGACAAAGAGGAATTGGATAAGATTAAATTGGATATTGAAGAAATTAAAAGTTTATTGAAGAATTTAGTAAATCCAAGTTAAGGCCAATCAATTATAAATATATTTTAGATCTCATTCATCAATAAATGGATCTTTTATATATGAATCTTTGAGGAACCATCGCATATTAGTAATTATATGGCGGATATCAAAGTAAAAGTAAATCAACCAACTAGAGTAGGACAACAAAATACTCTAAAAGTTGTCTCTGCATTCTCAGGAGATTCGTCGGCAACATTATCGGCATTAACTGATGTGAATATTTCTGGAGGATTATCCGAAGGAATGGTTCTTGTATATAATGCAACAACGAGCAAATGGGACGCAACATTGGAATTAACACCAGGAACTACACAAAATTTAGATATTAACGGAGGGAGCTTCTAATGGCAAGTATCATTAGAGTTAAAAGATCTACTGGTACTGTAGCACCAGGGACTCTAAATTATGGTGAATTAGCTTATACTATTGGCGGTGGTACTCAAGGAAATAGAGGTCAAAGATTTTTTGTTGGG